CACCCGACCCGTACACCACCACCCGAGGAGACACCGTGACCAACCTCACCGACCAGCAGCTCAACGACATCGAAGCCCGCGCCCAGGCCGCCACGCCCGGCCCGTGGGAGCGGGACGACGACTACGGCCCCACCTTCTTCGCCAACACCAGCGGCGAGTACCTGCAAGGTGTCGGCGACTTCAACTTCGGCGTCGGCGAGCAGGCCGAAGCCGACGAGGAGTTCGTGAAGCACGCCCGCGAGGACGTCGACGTGCTCGTCGCCGAAGTCCGCCGCCTCCGCGCCGAGCTGGCCGCACTGGAGGACGACTCAGCTTTCCTCGCCGCCCTCCAGGCCGCCGGGGTCGACAACTGGGAGGGCTACGACGACGCCCTCGAACGCTGCTAACCCTCGCCGCCCCCGCCGCCCGTCCTGCGGCTGGTTGAGCGCCCCAACACCCCACACCCCGCAACCCGACAAGGAGCAGCACATGAGCGGCACCGACCAGCAGCCCGCCACGCACGCCATCCGAATCCTGCGATCGGAAGACCGCATCCCAGTCCAGGCCACCGAGGCGAGCCCCGGCCTGTACGTCTACCAACTCCCCGACGCCGTCAACCCGGACGACCTGTACCGGTGGCGTATCGGACACCACACGGGGTGCGCCGTCGCTATCGCCATGAGCGAGGACAACGCTCTCGCCGGCGCCACCGCAATCGCGGACCTGGCCGACTGGACCCAGGGCGCGGACGTTTCGGCATCCATGAGCAGGGCTGAGCTGGCTAAGCGGCTGCGGCGCAACGACTGCTACCGGGCCGGCTACTGACCCGATCTGAACCGTGACCGGCAGCACGCCCCCGCTGAAGCAGACAGCGGGGGCGGCATCCCAACCTTCACACACCGAACCCGGAGTTGACCATGACCGAACCAGCCCCCACCGCCCTCGATCTCCTGAAGCGCGCCGAAGCCCTGCTGTCCGCGCTGCACGGCAGCGTGGCCCGGCACGACAACCTCGCCGCGCACCTCGGCTGTGCGGGGTGTGAACTGCGCGACCTGATCAGTGCCGCGCTGCCGTCGCTTGCTGCTGTGCCTGCCGCCGTACCGCCCCCCGACCGGGCCGCCGTGCTGCTGGAAGCCGCCGACGAGCTTGGCCACATGGACTACGACACCGACAGCAACGACTACGGCTACGACACGTACCGCGACGCCTGGAACGGCGGAGTCATGGACGGCGCCGAGGTGCTGCGCCGTCTGGCCGCCGAGCCGCCCCAGCCCGCACGGTGCGCCGAATGCGACCACCCCCAGGACGCGCACCAGGAGGGCGACGACCCAGTCACCCCAGGCGCGTGCAGCGGGTGCGGGGACGACGACCGGCACGACTACGAGGCCGCCGAGACGCCCCAGCCCGAAACACAGGCCGCGTTCGTCCCCCCGGCCGCCGAGAGCCTCCCGCTCGGCGCGCTCGACTCCGCCACCGACGGGGCCAGCGCACTCAACGCGTGGGCACGCGACCCGCACGGCCGGAACTTCCTCGCTCACGCGCTCGTGCAGCTGGCCCGCGACGGCTGGCTGCGCAACGAACCGGGCGAGGGATTCGAGCCTGTCCGCGACCACGACGACGTCCCCGAGCCGATCAACCCGGACACCCTGACCGACCGGCTGCGTTGCCCGCAGTGCAGCGAGGACATCACCGACTACGGCGAGGACGACTTCGTCTACCGCACCGGTGACGAACGCCCATACTGCTCGGGCGAGTGCGTGATCGCCGCACATCGGAAGGCGGGCACCGCCTGCACATGCGCGGTCGCTGGCGCCGCGTTCGCCCCGGCCGGTCACTACGCCGACTGCCCTCAAGCCAACGCCCCCGCCGCCGGGGCGGGGTCGCAGGAGGCCGACCGCTCATGACCGCGCTCCTCGCCCATCTCACGCTCGTCGGCCGCCACCACCGCACCGCCGTCGTCGGCGGCTACCACTGGACGTACTGCAACCACCGCTCGCACCGGCTCGGCCTGCCGTGCTGGCGGTGGTTCCGCTGGGACAGCTACTGCGCCCGGCATAACAGGTCGTGCTGGGGCGAATGCGGGGAGGCCAAGTGATCGCCGAGGCCATCGACACCGCCATCACCCTCGGCTGGGCACTCGCCGTGTGGATCGTCTTCCTCGCGACCGTCGCCGCGATCCTCGCGCTCGCTGCGATAGCGACCGGAGCGTGGGGCGTGCGGGCCCTGAGGCGGGCCGTGAAGGCCCCTCTCGCGGCCGAACGCACCCGGCAGGCCCCCGAGTCCACCCGAGCCGCCAAACGGCGCCCTACGCCCTCCTGGGCGCACACCCAACCACTCGACCACGAGGAAGCCGCATGACACTCGCCGAACTCTGCGCCCAACTCGACGCCCTCAACCTCCCCGACGACACACCCGTCATCCTCGCCCGCGACGCCGAAGGCAACGGCTACAGCCCCGTCGCGGGCGCCGACGAACTCCTCTACGACGCCGAGTCCACCTACAGCGGCTCGATGTACGCCACCCCCGAGATGCGTGCAGCCGAGCCCGACGAGTGGAGCGAGGCACCGGACAGCGCAGTCCGGGCGGTCTTCCTCTGGCCCACCAACTGACCCCACCTCGCCTGTCCGGCCCGCCCACCCCGGGCCGGACCCCAACCACCGGAGCACGACATGACCACACCCGCCGACGAACTCCGCACCGCCGTAGTCGAACTCCGATCCGCACCCGAAGGCGACCCCGTCGCCGTACCCGGCGGCACCATCCCCGCCACCCTCGCCGAACCCCTCGCACAGTGGCTGGAGACGGCAGTCATGTACGCCGAACGCTGGCCACCAGACGCCCAGACGAACAGCCCCTTCCGGCTCGGCGCCCTCGCCGTCGCCCGCGCCCTGAACGGAGACCCGTCATGAGCATCTACGCAACCATCGAAGGCATAGGCGACCACGGAGACCCCGAACGCCTCGGCGCCCCATGGGCCTACCAGGGCTCCCACATCCTCCCCGCCGACTCCGACCCGCGCGGCGGCGAAATCGGCCTCGCCCTCATCCCCTCGCACATCACCCGCGACGGGCGTGACGACCAGCCCGAGGACGGCCGGCCGTGGCCATGGCTGCGCCTGTCCGTCGACAGTGGCAGCGTGTTCGCGGAGACCCTGATCAACCCGGCGCAGGCCCGGTTCCTTGCCGAACAACTCACCGCGTGGGCCGACCGGTCGGGAACCGCACGGTGAACGCCGTCATCGCCATCGCTGGTCTCGCCTCCGCCGGCTGGCTGTTCCGCCACCTCGTCCACCGTGTCGCACGCCTCACCAACAAGGAACGCCAATGACCGCACCCAGCAGCACACCCCGCGGCGAGAGAGCCGGCACCCCCGGCGTCACCTGGCAGACCCAACTCGCCCGCACCGAGCAGCACATAGCCGACGACACACCCGACCCCGCACCGCCCAACCGGGCCACCCGCCGCGCCATGCAACGCGCAGCACGGAGACAACGCCCGGCTTGACGGGCATGCGATCCTGACGTTGCTGCACGGCGCTACTCCTGGCTCGCGACCGGCAGCGCTACTCCGCCCCTGGACAGCGACTCGGGCAACGCGAAAGCCCCTCGACCACTCCCGGTCGAGGGGCTTCGTCATGCGCGGCTACTGCTCTCTCGCTGGCCCACGACCGGGCCGCTTGCTACGCGTCTGGAAGTACTGCACGAGCGCCTCGTAGTGGATCAGTCGTGCGCCCGCTACCTTCTCGTAGTCCCCCTCACCGAACGGCCACTCACCGTCGGTGCGTGCCAGCTTCCGCAGGCCCTCGGGCCCCATGCTGCGGACGATTCCGTCGGCCACGAGCCGCTCCGCCGCCTGAGTGAACGTGAGCATTGTGCGCGGCTCCTCCGCTCGCTGGGGGTGGGTGGGCATGCCCCATCCTCTCTGAATAGTTGCGTCGGACGCAACTATTCGTTACGGTCGTTCTCGGTAAAGGGAAAACCCCTCGGCCCATGTGGAGTTGGAGCTCCGGGCCGAGGGGCGGACCCACCTCAACCTCTACGAAAAGGCAGGCCCTGCTGTGGATCGTATCCACCAGCCCCGCGCGCAGCACAGCCCGCGCACCGACGCCGCCAACCGCGTCCTCGCCGCCCGCCACGCCGCACACCAAGTCCTCGCCGACGCCGCCACCGTCCCCCTCACCAACCCCGCCGCCGTCGCGGACATGGTCGGCCGGCTGCAAGCCACCGTCGAAACCCTCCTCGCCGTCATCGACGAAACCAGCCGGACCGAGGGGGCGTGATGGAGCGCTTCATGTACGCCCTCGGCATCGTCGGCTCGTTCGCGGCACTCGCCTTCGCGATCTACCGAGGCACCGCATAGCCCCACCAGACCTGCCGGGCGCGGCAACCAACCACCCCCGTCCCGCGCCCGGCACCCCTGGCCCTGTTCGAGGTCGCCCCGCAAACCCCCGGCGGGACGACCCCGTGCACGACCAGCGCCCACCCCCACCGGCTCCCGGAGGAGCACCGTGAACGCCAAGCCGCCCGCCATCATCCACGGCGCCCGAGCCCTCGCCATCCTCTCCCTCGTCTGGTCCGGATACGCCATCACCGACCTCATGCACAGCGGACCCTTCGGCGTATCCGTTGCCCTGGCCGGCGACATCGGCTGGCTCACCGTCCTGTGGGCCGAGTACCGCGGCATCTCCCTCTTCGGCTGGCGCAACGCCGCCCCCGCGGCCGGCTGGCTCATCGCCGTCGCCGTCGGCGTGCTCCTCGTCATCCACGGCGCCGAGCACAGCCTCGCGCAGGCGATCGCCGGACCCCTCGTCGTGTTCGTCGGGAAGATCGTGTGGGCGTTCGCGCTCGCCGCACTGAAGGACCCCACCGCCCCCACACCCGAGCAACTGGCCGAGCTCCACGCCGAGCTTCGCGACTCCGCGCATGGCGCGGCGATGCTCAACGCCCGCGCACAGGGCCGCATCGCCCACATCCGGGCGGAGGCGAACGTGACGCTCGCACGCGACGACACCGACTTCGAGATCACCCTGAAGCGGATCGACAAGCAGGCCGAGCTCCAGCGCCGCACCCCCCTCGCTCTCTCCGCGGCCACGGCGCCGGCCGAGCAGCCGACCGTGTTCGCCGAGCAGCGGCGCGAACACCCGAACACCGCGACGAACACGATCGCGAGCGACCCGACCACCGTCCGCGAGCAGATCGCGAACAGCGCAGCCGCCAGCACGAACCCCACGAACGAGGCACCGAGCATCGCCGACCTCGTCCGCGAACAGGTCGCGAGCACCACGAACAACCGCGACGCCGTGCTCGGCGTCATGGCCGCCCGCCCCGACGCCAACCGCGACAGCGTCTCCGCCGCCGTCCGCCGCGAGCGCCGCAAGGGCCAGGGCTACGCCTGAGCCTCACCGCCACCACCAGACCTACCGAGGAGGGGCCCATGGCCACCAACCAAGTCCGTGACTTCGCCGAGCGGCGGGCGCAGCAGCCATACGGAGCCAGTGCTCTCGGTGGCCGCGCCTACAAGGCCACCGGTACCAAGGCCCGCCAGCAGGCCCGCCAGCAGAAGACCGCCACGAACAAGACCCGGAACCGAACCACCAACCGCACCCGCAACATTTACGTCACCGTCAACAAGCCCGGCGAGGGCGGCGGGGGCGGCGCGCAGGGCCAGTGGACCCGGCAATCCCCGATCGGCGACGCCGAGTTCCTCTCCGCAGGCCACGTCCGCGCGTTCTCCGAGCGCGGCCGCAAGGCCATGCGGCAGGCCGCCATGGACTTCTCCTACGCCGCCGAAGCCCTCAAGGCAGTGCTGCGCGAGGTGCAGCCGCCGCAGGGCGAGGGCCGCGGCCAGATGTACATGAAGGCCAACCGTGTGGCCCGTAGCTACAAGCGGGCCGCGAACGCCGCCCAGGCAGCCTCAGCCCACAGCGCGCGGGCGTGGCCGGCGTTCATGCGGGAGTACGAGCCCTGGCTCAACCACTTCGGCGGCCCCAAGCCGCAGGCCCGCAAGAACATGAACTTCGGAGCGTGACAATCATGATGGCGAGGCGCGAACAAGCCGAACACGCAGGTCAGCACGAGCTCGCCCCTGCTCGGGCGCACCACGGGCTGGTCACGTTCCTGTCCGACAAGGCGATCCAGCACAGCGCGCCGTTCGCGGTGTGGCTCGCCGAGTGGCCGATCGCCGCCGCCGCGCACTGGCAGTGGGGCGGCTCCGCGTCCGCGTCCGCGTTCCTCACCCTGTCCGCGGTCGGGATCACCGCAACCACCTGGTGGGCCGGGATCGAGCACGGCCTGAAGCGGCAGCGCCTCGCCATGGCCGTCGGCACCGCGGCGTGCGCGTCGGGCTGGTTCGCCGGCGCGGCGATCGGCGGGGCCACCACCGAACTCGCCGTCAACTCCTGGCTGATGGGGGGTCCGACGATCGCCCTGGCGTGGGCGGTGAAGCGAGCACTGCGAACAACGGAGAACAAGCAGGTCAGCGCTGACGGTGCGGAGAAGGGCCTGTTCGCGAAGATCGGTCTCGCCAAGGCGCGGGCCGGGGAGATCAAGGCCAGCCCGAACAAGGTCGTCATGCCCGTCACCCTCGACCGCGGGCAGCAGACGCACGACGACGCGGCCAAGGCCGCCAAGGGTCTCGCCGGTGTGGCCGGGCTGCCGGAGAACGCGGTGCGCTGGGAGAAGGACCCAGAGGACGCAGGGCGCGGCCAGTACGTGTTCATCCCGGAGGACATGCTGAAGGAGCCCACCCCGTGGCCCGGCCCGTCCTGCCCCGGCGGCAGCATCGCCGACGCCCCGATCCCCGTCGGGATCTACGAGGACGGGCCCACCTGCGAGATCTGGTTCAACGGCGACGAGCAGGCCGGGCGGAACGCCCAGCACTACCAGGTCATGGGGATGACCGGCGCCGGGAAGAGCCAGGGCGGGCGGGTCGCGCTTGTCGACCTGATGACCCGCCGTGACGTGGTGCTGTGGCTCCTCGACCCGTCGAAGGGCAGCCAGACGTTCGGCCCGATCCTGCCCGGCGCGGACTGGGCTGCGCTCACCATGGCCGAATGCCAGGCCGTGATCGGCGTCCTCCCGAACGTCATCACCGCGCGGGCGAATGAGCTGGGCAAACACGGCTACGACCAGTGGACCTCCGAGGCCGGCGCCCGACTGAACATGCCGTACCTGATCGTGTGGTTCGAGGAGGTCGCCAAGCTGTTCCGCGACGGTGTCGACCTCGCGCCGATCGCGCAAGAGGCACGCTCCGCAGGGATCAGCCTGGTGTTCTCCCTCCAGCGTTCCAGCCACACGAGCATGGACACCGATGTTCGGGCGAACATCGGCGGAGCTGGGGTGTTCGGCACGAACAGCGCCACCGACTCCGGGTTCGCACTGTCCGACGAGACGATGGACGCGGGCGCCCGGCCGGAGGCATGGAAGAACAACAAGCCCGGCTACTCGTACTGGGAAGCATCCGGCCTGGACGAGGAACGCTTCGCGACGCCCACCAGGACATACCTGATGGACAAGCAGGTGGCAGCCGAGGCGATCGCCCGCTACCGCACCGTCCGTGCGCCCGATGCCGGCCCTGTCACCTCTGCTGCCGCCGGCCCGGCCTACGCCCAGCGCAAGCGGTACGACAGCGCCGCGCAGGCTGCCGCCGCGCAGCCCGTCGAAGCCGCCACGGGGGAGCCGGACCTGGACGCCGACGACATGGCGCTGCACGCCACGGACCCCGAGTACGCGGACATCCCCATCGACATCGACCGCGAACTGCCGCCCGTCCCGGAAGGGATGGACATGCCCCTCATCCAGCCCCACGCCGGGGGCCGGGACATGTCCCGAGAGGAGTCCCTGCAAGTCCTGGAGGACGTCCTCAACGAGTTCGTCGACGGCGGCCAGCTGACGTTCGGACCGAAGGACATCACCGCCCACCTGCCCCGCATCGGCAAGTCCGCGTCCTGGGTCCGCAAGGAGTTCCGGCGCCTCGAAGCCGAAGGCGTCCTGTCCACCACGGACGACGCCGGGATCTACCGCATCAACGTCGCACAGCCCGTCTGACCAGCCGGAACGTCACAGAACACGGTCTGCACAGCGGGCCTTCGTGGCGGAACAGGCCACCGCACAGCACCACACAGCCCGCCTCACAGCCCTGACCAGCATGAACAGCCGAACAGGGCTGTGAGGCCCACGGAACAGCGCCCCGCCAAATCCCTATAGGCGCGCGCGAGGAACAGCCACCGAACAGGCGACCTCACAGCGCACCGAACAGCAGCCCTCACAGCCCGCCCCTGGAGACCTCGTGAAGACCCTCGCACTCGCCGTCGACACCATCCGGTGGCTCTGCCACGGCGCCGCCGTCTACGCGGTGCTGTGGGTCGGCGGCAGCACCTGGCCCACCCCCGTCGCCGTCGTCGCGATCTGCACGACCGTCGGAGCCGACTACCTCATCACCCGGCCGCTGCTCCGGCTGGGCGACTGGCTCACCTCCAACACCCACGTCTAGGAGACCTCGTCATGCCCACCCGGAAGCGCCGCCCGTTCAGGATCCGGATCACCGGCTGGACCCTCGCCGGCCTCGGTCTGCTGGCCTACCTCGCCTACCGGTGGGTGGCCGCGAACCCGGGCCTCGCCATCCTCATCACCCTCGTCCTCGCCGCATCCCTGACCGCGTTCGGCGCGAGCCGGGCCCGCGGACGCCTGCCGCGGTTCCGCCGGCCGCTCGCCCTGCACGACCCGCACCACATGAGCCCCGGCGAGTTCGAGGAGTACCTGGCTCACCTCTGCGTCCGTGACGGATGCTCCCGCGTGCAGGTCGTCGGCGGCGCGAACGACCACGGTGCGGACGTCCTGTACGTCGACCCGCACGGCAGGCCCGGGCTGATCCAGGCGAAGCGGTACGCGTCCGGTAACAGCGTGGGCAACGAGCACGTGCAGATCGTCAACGGCACCTACCGCGACTACCACGGCGCCGCGCACGCCGCGATCGTCACCACCTCTCACTTCACGCAAGCCGCCCAGGCGTTCGCGAAGCGGGTCGGGATCCGCCTCGTCGACGAAGCCCGCCTCGACCGTTGGGCGCGCGGCTACGCCAGCGCCGCTCCCTGGAACTGATCGGAGACCCACCCATGTCCGCGCTGCCCCCTGAGTACCAGCGCTACGCCCAACCCCTCGGGCAGCGCCCCGTCCAGCCCGCCGAGATCCACCTGTACGACGAGCAGGACCCCGTCGTGTGGATCCCCGGCGCCTACGGAGAGATGGTTCCCGTCCGCAAGTCCCAAGCCCCCGCGCCGGTGCAGTTGCCTCCGGCCCGCGATCTCACCCCGCAGCCGCTGTTCGACCCGATCGCGCAGCGCTGCATCGGCGCCGGCGTCGGCGGCGGGATCCTGCTGTGGGGCGGCGGCCAGTTCCTCGTCGGTGCGAGCCAGTTCGTCAGCAGCCTGTCCGGAGTGGGCGCGCTGCTGTTCTTCCTCGCGCTCGCCGGGGCCCGCACGGTGCTCGGTGGCGGCCGGCGGGGCGGCACGCACATCGAGGTCCACAACCATGCCCGCGGGTTCGGCCGGAACCACACGCACCTGTAGGCCCCGTGCCACACTGAGCATGTCGAATGAAGGCCCCCACCGCGTCCCCCCGTCGCGGTGGGGGCCGCCCCATGTCCAGCCTCACCCGTTCGAGTGACTGACGCCGACAGCCCGGCCGCCTACGGTCGAAGGCCGGAGCGAATCGCTGGGGGCTCTGCGTGTTCGCAGCGCGCAGCGGGTACGGCCGAGCTGCGACGGCCCACCCCGATAGCGACCGCTCCCCGGCGGCGTCCCGTCCTCCCAAGGTGTCGGGGCGCCGCCTCATGTCACACTGAGGCTGCGCGACCAACGCACAGGCACCCATGCCGGGTTGCTCAGGCCCCGTCAGTCTCCGTTCTGGCGGGGCCGTCGCATGTCACAACACGGACACATCCCCTCCCCACGGTGTGCACGGCCGCGCATCATGCCCCCACGCACGCCGAGCCCTTGGGGGGAACCGTGAGCCACACGCCGCCGTACTATCCGCCACCGCCACGTCGTGGCCGAGGCGTTGCCTGGTTCGTAGCAGCTGCCGTGGGGGCGGCTGTGGTTGGCGGTGGCGCGGCTGTCCTGACGCGGGGTGACGGCGGGCCGGACCGTCCAGCTGCCGCCCCGACCACTGCTGCGCCTTCCCCGTCAGCGACGGTGTCGGATGAGTGCCGGGCGTGGATCCGGTCCGAACTCCTCGACGGCAGCGAGGGCATCGATGCGACGGCCGGGTACGGGGTGTGCGGGGGCATGTCGGAGGCCGAGTTCCAGGCGGCGGTGGATGAGGTGACGGCGGAGCTGAGCGCGGAGATCACGCCGGAGCCGTGACGTGCAGCGGCCCCGCACCGGATTCCGGGCGGGGCCGTCGTCATGCGGTGAGGCGCGGGCCGGGCTCGGCGCCTCGCCTGCCCCTCCTGCTCGGGCCGAGCCAACCGCGGGCACGAGCGCGAGCAACCCAGGTGCGCATGGTCTCTTCAGGGCGTCCGAACTCGGCGGCGAGACGCCCCATAGCGCCGGGCGGTTGGCCAGGGGCCGCCTCCCGCAAGTACGCCTCGGCCACTCGCCGCATCAAGTCGTCGCTTAGCATCTGGCGCCCGCCCGTCGCCGGGCCAGTAGGCGCGGCGTACGGCGTCGTTGGCGTCAGTAGTGCGGCAGGTTGAGGGACCATCTGGCTCAGCTTCAGCCGTCGCAGGAGCTTGCCCATGTGGTGCTCAGTGGTGCAGGAGACGGTCAGGGAGGTGATGACAGGCACACCCTCGCTGTCCCTCTCGACGAACCCGGAGACGCGGACACCGTCTTCAGGCTCGGCCTCGAAGGGCACGCGTTCCTCGCTCACGGGGTGGGCTCCTCGTCCGGGCGCACCGGCCTCAAGTACGTCGGCCTTTCCTCGTGTGGCGGGTTGCCCGGACCCCACGTCAGCTGTCCGTGCTCAGTGGTCTGCGCCTCGGGTGGGGCCTCATAGCGCGGGCAGTCCTTCGTGTGCCACGTCTCGGTGACGAACCGCCGGCCCGTCTCCGGGTCCTGCCCCGTCCAGAGGATGCGGGTGTCCATGTTGTGCGGGGTGGCTTGGCAGTTGGGGCAGGTTTCCTTGCGGCTGTCGTAGTCGCTCATGCGCTCTTCTCCTCGCTGCCCGCCGGGCGCTCCGGCAGTTCGGCGTCGTCGCGCCGCAGGTACCAGCGCACCAAGTCCTTGATGACGGCGGACCGATCTCCGTCAGGCGCCTGCTCAGCGAGGTCTGCCCAGTCCTGATCGTCGATGCGGACTGATCGGTGCTTGGTCTTCGGGGCGTTCGGCATGCGTCCACGGTATCGCGGGTGTACGGACACCGGTAGTGCCGAACCCCTTGCGGTGTACGTACACCTCGCGCTACGGTGTACGTACACCAGGAACGAGGGGGACGACATGAACGCCGCAGCCACCACCCACCAGCACACCAACTGCCTCCGCTGCGGCCGCACCCTCCGCACCGCCAAGTCGCAGGCCCTGGGCTACGGCGCCAAGTGCGCCGCGAAGGTCCGCCACTCCGCCGTCGACACCAGCGACTACAAGGCCCACCAGGTCGCCTCCGCCCGCGAGCTCATCGAAGACGCCGCGATCATCCCCCTCCGCTCCGTCATCTTCATCACCGTCAGCACCGACGGCACCGAGACCTACAAGACCGCCCCCACCGCGTGTTCGTGCCCTGCTGGGGTCAAGGGCTCGCGGTGCTACCACACCTTGGCCGCACGCCTCCTGCTGGCAGCCTGATGAGGAAGAGCGTCATGCCGAACCAGATCAAAGGCCTCTCCGAGCGCCACGCAGCCCGTCTCGTTGCCGAGGACACCGGGTTCGAGACGCCGTGTCTCACCTGGACGGGCTCCAAGACGACCGCCGGGTACGGGCACGTGCGGATCAGCGGCACCAATCACTACGTTCACCGCCTCGTCTACGAGGCGCACCACGGCCCGATCCCAAAGCGCCTCGCTGGCGACCGCGCCGTACTCGATCACCGCTGCCGCAACCGGGCCTGCGCCAACATCGACCACCTCGAACTCGTCACCAACCGCGAGAACATCCTCCGAGGCGACATCAAGAGGGCCGCGCCCAAGCCGCCCGGCCGGAAGCCCCGCGCCCTGAAGACCCACTGCAAGCGGGGTCACGAGTTCACCCCCGAGAACACCTACTCCAAGCTCGACGGCCGCCGGGAATGCCGAGCCTGCATGCAGGAGTACCGGCAGGAACGCACGGCCCGTGAGCGTGCGCAGCGCCCGCCGATCGCGCCCCGGACACACTGCGAGGCCGGGCACGAGTACACGCCAGAGAACACGTACCGATACCCCAACGGGAAGCGCCGTTGTCGCGAGTGCATGCGCGAGCAGGACCGCCGACGCCGTGCCCGCACCTGACCACTCACCAGCTCGCCGCCCGCATGCTGCTCGCCGCCTGACCCCGAAAGGACACCACCATGCGCGACCTCAACCTCGACGAAACCAAGCAGTACGACACTGACCTCTCCAGCGATGGCGGACTCACCTGGCGGGCCGGCCCCTCCGGCAGCTGCTCCGGCGCCGTCGAAGCGGCCGTCGCAGGCGCCGACCAGCGCGGCCACGCCGTCCACGTTGAGGGGCAGGTCGTCATCACCGGAGACGGCCACAGCCTCCTGCGCTGGACCCCACGCTCATAGCCCGCCGCCGTCTGACCGCCCGACACGACAGGAGAAACCCCGTGACCGAACTCGCCCACCGCCACGAGCAGTCCACCGGCCCGATCGTCTGGGTCCTCTCCACCGGAGAAGACCACGAAGGCGGCGAAGTCCTCGGCGTCTACGCCAACAAGGACGCCGCGAAGGGCCCGTTCGTCGAAGCAGCCAAGCGCATCCCGTTCGACCTCGACAGCGCATGGCAGGACGAGGAGAGCGGCGCCGTACACGCCCACGGCGGCTGCGACTGGGTGGCTCTTGAACCGCACCCGCTCATCACCAGCGCGCAGCTGGCCTGACCCCCTGCATGGCCGAAGCCCCCTCCGACGCCACGGAGGGGGCTTCTCCCTGCGCGCGTGCCGCCCACCGGTTGACGCGCATCGTTACCATCAAACCACCACCACCGGTAACACAACCAGCAGAAGGGGGACCGCGGTGACCACCAACGACGACACCCCCAACAACGACCCCAACGCCCACCTCCGCCGCGAACACGACGGCATGGGCCGCTTCCGCCGCACCATGGCCAACGTCCGACGCGACGCAGCCGCAGCCGAATACCAGGCCGACCACCCCGAGGCCACCCTCGACGAGATCGCCCGAGAGTTCGGCTTCTGCCACCGCAGCGACGCCCGCAAAGCGATCCTCCGCGCCAAGGCAGACGTCGCCCGGCCCGCCGTCACCAAACTCATCGCCACCGAGTCCGAAGAACTCGACATCCTGTACACCGAGGCGTGCGCGATCCTCCAGCGCAACCACGTCACCGTCAGCCACGGCAAGGTCATCACGGTCCGGAACCGAGAGACCAACGCTGAGGAACCACTCCTCGACGACATGCCCAAGCTGCAAGCCATCCGCGTAGCCCTCGACGTCCGCAAGGCCTACGAGGAACTCCACGGCCTCAAGCAGCCCTCCCGCGTCAGCGTCGAAGCCGAACAACTCGGCCGCGACATCAGCCGCCTCCTCGACGCCACCCTCGGCCCCGACGAAGACGGCGACGGTGACGACCCCGACGCGTGAACAGGTCCGCGACCACATCGCGGAACTGGTACGCGCCGGCGACACCAAGGCCCTCAAAGAGATCCGCGACAAGCTCCAGCGTCGAGCCGACCGCCGGGCCATGCGGCAGCGTTCCCGCCTCTACGCCGACAACCCGGTCGGCTGGGTCACCGACCGCCTGAAGCAGATCGTGTGGTCGAAGCAGCGCGAGATCATGCTCAGCATTCGCGACAACCGCCGTACCGCCGTCCGCAGTTGCCACGGCGTCGGCAAGTCCCACACGGCCTCGCTCGTCGCCTCCTGGTGGCTCGACACCCACCCGCCCGGCGAAGCCTTCGTCGTCACCTCAGCTCCCACCTTCGCCCAAGTCCGCGCCATCCTCTGGCGGTACATCCGCCGCACCCACCGCCGCGGCAAGCTCGCCGGCCGCGTCAACCAGACCGAGTGGCACATGGACGACGAGCTCGTCGCGTTCGGCCGGAAGCCCGCCGACCACGACGAGTCCGCGTTCCAGGGCATCCACGCCCGCTACGTCCTCGTCATCCTCGACGAGGCGTGCGGCATCCCCGAGCAGCTGTGGGTGGCCGCGGACGCGCTGACGACGAACGCGGACTGCCGGATCCTCGCGATCGGCAACCCGGACAACCCGAGCTCCCACTTCCGCAAGGTGTGCCAGCCCAGCTCCGGCTGGCACGTCATCGGCATCAGCGCGTTCGAGTCCCCGAACCTCACCGGCGAGCAGGTCCCCGACGCCGTGGCGCAGGCCCTCGTCGGCCGCGAGTGGGTCGAGGAGAAGGCGCAGGAGTGGGGCGAGGACAACCCGCTGTACAAGTCCAAGGTGCTCGGCGAGTTCAGCGAGGACGCCCCCAACAAGGTCGTCCGCGCCAGTGACGTTGCCCGCTGCCGCATCGACCCCGAGACGAAGCCGAAGCCCGAAGACCTGGTGCCCGTCGAGCTCGGCGTCGACGTCGGCGGCGGCGGGGACGAGACCGTCATCCGCGAGCGCCGCGGCCGGCGGGCCGGGCGGGAGTGGCGGGCGCACACGGACCGGCCGGAGAAGATCGCCCCGATGGTGCTTGCCGCGATCAAGGAGTCCGGGGCCACGACGGTCAAGGTCGACTCGATCGGTGTCGGCTTCGGCGTGATCGGCGAGCTCCGCAACCTTGCCGGGCAGGGCAAGCACACGGCGCACATCATCGGCGTTAACGTCGGCGAGAAGTCCAGCCAGCCCGACAAGTACAAGAACCTGCGGGCGGAGATCTGGTGGGAGATCGCCCGCAGCCTGTCCGAGCGTGGCGGCTGGGACCTCAGCGCCATGGAGAACGCGGACACGACGGTCGCGCAGCTGCTGGAGCCGCTGTGGCTGGCGGACGCGCAGGGCCGGATCCAGGTGGAGCCGAAGGACGAGATCAGGAAGCGGCTGGGACGGTCGCCGGATAACGCGGATGCGTTGCTGCTGGCGTTCTACTCTGCGGGCCGTCCGAGGGTGCGGGGGTGGCTGTGAGGAACGGAAGGTTTGCGGTGAACTGGTCGAGAATCGGCACGGCGCTGAAAAATATGCGGCGGGATAGCCTGTTGACAGGAGGATTTACACTGATCTCGATCGGGGTTGGTGACCGCTTCGGCGTGTGGCTCGGCCTCGTCACGGCTGGAGTGCTCGCAGTCGCCTACGAGCACCACCTCAGCCGCCGCGAGTAGACCCGAGGGGAGGGACCGGTGGGCAGCAGCTTCCTCGGATCCCTCGCCACCGCCGCCAGCAGCCTGCGCCCCCGAACCGTCGACACCCCCGTACCGTTCACCAGCCGCGCCCAGAGCTACGGCGCGTTCGGCAGCAACCGCACGGCCGAGGGCCAGATGCGGGCCATGAGTAGCGTGGGCACGCTCTTCGCGATCGTCGACCGCACCTCGAACGCCACCGCCCTCGTCGACTGGAAGCTGTACCGCAAGGCCAAGTCCGGGAAGAAGGAAGACCGCGTCGAGGTCACCTCCCATGCCGCGCTCGACCTGTGGAACTCCCCGAATAAGTTCATGCCGCGGCAGGAGTTCGTCGAGTCGTTCCAGCAGCACTTCGACCTCACCGGTGAGGCGTGGTGGGTCATCGCCCGTGTTCCCGGCTTCAAGCTGCCGCTGGAGATGTGGCCCGTCCGCCCCGACCGCATCACCCCCGTCCCCGACCGGGACACGTTCCTGAAGGGCTACGTGTACACGTCGCCCGACGGGGAGCAGATCCCGTTGGAGCTCGACGAGGTCATTCAGCTGCGCCGGCCGAACCCTCTCGACCCGTATCGCGGCCTGTCGCCGGTGCTGTCGATCCTCCCCGACCTCGACACGTCCCGGTATTCGGCGGAGTGGGCGCGGGCGTTCTTCGTCAACTCGGCGCAGCCCGGCGGCGTCATCGAGGTGCCGGCGCATCTGTCCGACACTGAGTGGGACGAGATGCGGGAGCGGTGGGCGGAGCAGCATAAGGGCGTCCACAACGCACACAAGGTAGCGATCATCGAGCACGGGGCGAAGTGGGCCGACCGCACCATCAGTCAGCGGGACATGCAGTTCGTCGAGCTGCGGGGTGCGACCCGGGATGCGGTGCGCGAGGCTTACGGGATCAGCAAGACCGCGATCGGGGATTTCGAGGACATCAACCGCGCTTCCGCCCTGGCAGCGAAGTCCTGGTTCGCGGAGCAGCAGACCGTGCCCCGGCTGGAGCGCATCAAGGGCGCGTTGAACAACGAGCTGCTGCCCATGTTCGGCGCCACCGCGCAGGGCCTGGAGTTCGACTACGAGCCCCCCACCCCGCCCGACCCAGAGATCGAAGCGACGACGCTGACGTCCCGCGCGAACGCGGCGAAGGCCCTCGCCGAGACGGGCATGTGGGCGCCGGAGGGGATCCTGTCGGCGGTCGGTCTGCCGGAGATGGAGACGGCGGCGGCGTTGGGCGGCGACGGGACGATCAGCCCGCGCGAGCTCGGCGACATGATCCAGTCGATCTATCTGGGTGTCGGCGTGTGCATCACCTGGGACGAGGCGCGGGACATCCTCAACCGTGCCGGCGCCGGGCTGGACGTGAACGTGCCGCCGCCGGCGCAGATGCCGAGTCGTGGACGGCGCGCCGCGTCCGGACCGGTGGAGGGCGAGCCGATCGAGGGCGAGCCGGAGGGCGCCTGGCGGGAGCTGGTGGCCGGGCTCACCGGCGAGGGTGACGGCCTGGACGTCGAGGCGGCGATGCGCTGGCAGGCCGTCGCGAAGATCGACGACAACACGTGTGACGCCTGCCGCGACAACGACGGCCATCTCTACCGGAACAGGGCGGCCGCGTACAAGGACTACCCCGGTGGCTCCGGCTACGTGCACTGCACGGGCGCCGAGTTCGGCAACGACTGCCGCTGCCGCGTGGTCAAGCGGGGACGCAAGGGAGAGGGCTCATGAACGAGCGCCCCAACTTTGCTGCACCGCAAGGCACTTGACCTGCCGAAACGGTAGAATCAGCAGCAACAGCAATGGACCCCGGCGGGTGCTGGTAACACCCCCGGGGCGTGGCCGATCTACTGAGGAGATCGACATGGATCAGGTTACTCCTGCCTGCGCGCAACCGACGAGGAAGTACCCCGAGGGGCGTACCGGCACCGGGGCCGGATATCAGGCGCACCAGAAGGCCAGGGAGGCGATCTGCGCCCCCTGTCGAGAAGCGCGCAACGCCGAGCACGCGGCCCAGAGGACTCCCGAGCGGCGTCATGCCGAGTACGAGCGGACCAAGGTCTATCGGGCGCGAGCCAACCTCAAGCGGTACGGCGTGACGTTCGAGCAGTACGACGAGCTGCTTGCCCAGCAGGGTGGTGGCTGTGCTATCTGCGGCGGTACTACCCCCTACGGGCGTGGCCGCTTCCATGTCGACCACGACCACACCTGTTGCCCGGGGCAGTACTCGTGCGGTAAGTGCGTGCGGGGCCTGCTTTGCGGCCGGTGCAACCCCGGGCTCGGCGCGTTCCAGGACAGCCCCAGCCTCCTGCTTGCCGCTGCCGCATACCTTGCAGCGAGGAAGGGGCTGGGGGCGGCTCTCTAGCCGTCCGTCTTTACGTCCCGCAGGCGGGCGAGTTCGGCCTCGATGTCGGAGAGCCGGTCTTCGTGCTCTCCGACACGCTGGTTGATCTGGCGGGCCCATTGGGCGACCTGCGCGAAGCCGATCGTCATGCTGTGGACGATCTGCCGTTCCTCGCTGGTCAGTTCATCGAGGCGGACGTGGTTGGTGAGTTCGTGGCCTCGATCGAGGGCGTTGCCCGCCTTCTCGATCTGCTTTCCGGCGAGGGGGATCTGCTGGGCGGCGGTGACGATGCGGTACCCGGTTTCGGGGACGTTCTCGACGGCGCGGCTGTCCGCTTCGAGGAGGTGCGCGGCGGCCTTGCGTGCGGCGGCTTGGATGCGCTGTCGATCGCTGGTCGGGTGGAAGCCGAGGGCTTCGCCGAGGGTGTCGTATGTGACGGTGTCGTTGACGGGGGTTTTGCTGAACAGGTTGTAGACGGTGCGCCATTGGGCGACGTCGCCTTTGGGTCTGAACGGCATGCCGTCTCCTTCCTGCTGGTGTTGCTCCGTGCCTTGCCGAGCCGGGTCGAGCCGAGCGACGCCGGACCGCGCCAAGCTCTGCCGAGCCGGGCCTCGCCGTGCCAGGTCAGCTCACGGTGGCTTCGAACCGGCCGTGCCACGGCCGCCAGTCACCAAGTCCAATCATCTGTCCCGCATCCGCCGCGATCTCCGCCAGCTCCTCCTTCGGCAGAACTGACGGGTTCACCAACGCCGTCGCCGTGAAGGACCACTTTGGGAACATCGGCCGACACCTGATCACCGTCGTCCGGCCCTGCATCTTGACCGGCGCCACGTTCCGGAACCGAAGGTCATTCCACAGCCCGGACACGTCACGGGGGCCTTCGTAATCAAGCCGGTTGATCGGCGACACCATGATGAGCCCGCGCTCGACCTTCGGTCCGTTGCGGCGGATGCGCGCCGCCATCAGAAGCGACTTCGCGATGTTCGCCCCGGGCATGAACGGGCCCTCTTCAGGGTCGTGGTACAGCCCTGCCTCGAACTCGATGCGGCGCATGGCGATGTGGTCTTCGTCGGTCTTCTTCCGCTTCTCGCTGATGCGGGTCATGCGCTTCTTCGCATCGCTGAGGGGGTCGGCAAGCGTGTTGCTGTTCATGAGCAGCGGGGCGGTGCCGGTGATGTTGAGGGTGATGTCCATGGGCGCTCCCTGTCCTGGGTCAAGCTCCGTGCCTTGCCACGCCTGGCCTCGCGCCGCCATACCGCGCCGGGCATTGCCGTACCGCACCGCGCCGGGCTGTGCCGGTCACCGCATCGTATCGCATAAATATGCAACAGGTGCCCCGCCGGGCCGCAATCGGCTATGTAATACCAGGTCAGCGGCATGATGAACGCGTTCAAAAGCTTGACTCGTAGTGCACAATTAGCCTCGTGGCAACGCTCTTGACGCCACCGTCATGGCCGAACGGGAGGCATAAAACAATGGCCGACGCATACTCATGCATCGCCCAGGCCGTCCCCGACCACATCACCGCCCGCTACCGGGCACAGGCCGAGGCATTCCGCGCCCAACACGGCATCGAGCCACGCCCCTGGTACCGCATCACCAACCAGACCGCCGACGAGGCGGAAGTGATGTTGTACGACGAGGTTGGCGGGTGGTTCGGAGCGACGGCGGACGACTTCATCGCGGAGCTGCGGCAGATCACCGCCCCGCGCATGCGGGTCCGCGTCAACAGCCCTGGCGGGTCGGTGTTCGAGGGCATCGCCATCGCCAACGCCCTGCGCGCCCACCCCGCGAACGTCACCGTCCAGGTCGACGCCGTCGCCGCGTCCATCGCGTCCGTCATCGCGATGGCCGGGGACCGCATCGAGATGGCCCCCAACTCGATGATGATGATCCACGACGCGTCCGGCCTCTGCTTGGGCGACGCCTCCGACATGGAGGAGATGGCCGAACTCCTCGACCTCATCAGCGACAACATCGCCGACGCCTACGCCACCCGCGCCGGCGGCACCCGCGAACAGTGGCGTGAGCGGATGCGCGCCGAGACCTGGTACCTGCCCGAGGACGCGGTCGAGAACGGGCTCGCTGACGAGGCGCTGGCCGCTCCGAAGGTAGGCACACCGAGCGAGCCGGAGCAGGGCGAGGAAGAGCCGGAGATGGCCCGCGCGTTCGACCTCACCGCCTACGGATACGCGGGACCTCGCGCGACCGGCGGCATCGTCGAGAACCCGCCGGCCGTCGGTGAGGACTCGTGCACGCTGACCATCCCGATCGGTGCCGCGCTCGGCGAGCAGCTCGTCGAGGCGCTCCGCGCGTCCGTCAAGCGACGCGGCGAGCCCGTGACGGAGACGCCCGTCGCGGATCCCCCGGCCCCGGAAGCCGCATCCGAACCGGCCGGGCCGACGGCGGTCACCGATCAGCCGGCCGAACCCGACACGTGGGCGGCCGCGTTCGCCCACCTGACCGAGCCGAAGCCCGACCCATGGGCCGACGCGTTCTCCCACCTCGTCAATCCCCAACCGTCGTCCAGCGCGGCGACAGCAGCAGCCTGAAGGAGGCACCAGTGGCACCCACTCTGACCGTCCCGCGCAACGCCGACGAGCTGGAGGACATGCTCGGCGAGCCCTCGAACGTCGCGAAGATCGCGGAGACGCCGGACACGTTCAAGAACTTCATCCTCGACTACGCCAAGGGCCAGACCGAGAAGGACCCCGGCATCGAGGCGCAGATCCGCGAGGAGACGCAGCGCCAGTTCGCGGAGATCCTCAAGAACGAGCAGATCGCCGGCATCAACCGCCTCAACCTCGACCCGACTTCCGGGCCGGTCGCCAAGTCACGGCACTACAACGCGAAGGCGCCGGGCGCCCGGCTGGACCAGAAGTTCGGGAACTGGACGGACTTCCTCGTCGCCACGTGGGCCGGCTCCAAGGGCCAGTCGGCGATGGCCGCGCAGGACGAGATCGCGAAGATCCAGAACAGCTTCGGCAGCAGCGTCCCGAGCGACGGCGGATTTTTGATCCCCGAGTACCTCAGGAGCGAACTCCTCAGGGTCGCGCTGGAGATGGCCGTCGTCCGCTCCAAGGCCCGCGTCGTCCCCATGGAGACGCTCAGCGTCCCGTACCCGACCATCGACTCCACCAGCAACGCGTCCAGCGTGTACGGCGGCATCGTCGGCTACTGGACCGAAGAGGGCGGCACCCTCACCGACTCGGCGCCGTCGTTCGGCCGGATCAACCTGCTCGCGAAGAAGCTCACGCTCTACAGCGAGATCCCGAACGAGCTGTTCAAGGACTCCCTGATCAGCCTCGAACAGTTCATGAACGAGTCCTACCCCGAGGCCCTCGCCTGGTTCGAGGACGTGGCTTTCATCTCCGGCAACGGCGCCGGGCAGCCCCTCGGGTTCCTCAACGCGCCGGCCGCTGTGTCCGTGCCGAAGGAGACCGACCAGGCAGCGGGGACGATCGTCTGGGAGAACATCATCAAGGCCTACAGCCGGATGCTCCCGGCGTCGATCGGCCGCGCCTACTGGGTCGCCCACATCGACACATTCCCGCAGCTCGCCACCATGGCCCAGTCCGTGGGCACCGGCGGCAGCGCGGTGTGGATCGGCAACGGCGACGGCGCGGGCGCCCCGCCGGTCACGATCCTCGGCCGGCCTGTGGTGTGGACCGAGAAGGTCTCCACCGTCGGCACTGTCGGCGACATCAACTTCGTCGACTTCGGCTACTACCTGATCGGCGACCGGCAGGCCATGCAGTCCGAGACGTCGACGCACTTCAAGTTCGGCAACGACAAGACCGCGATGCGCGTCATCGAGCGCGTCGACGGCCAGCCGTGGCTCCAGTCCGCGATCACCCCCAACCAGGGCACCAACACGCTGTCCCCGTTCGTGAAGGTCGCAACGAGGGCGTAACGGTTCCAGCCGGGGCGGGCAGTAACGCCCCCGCCCCGGCCAGTTCCCACGTGGCAATCAACCCCCACCAGGAGGGCAACCATGGAAGGCCTCGGAAGGCTCTTCGACGTCTCCACCGCGTTCGTTCCCACGGACGCGGTCGCCGGTGCCATCACCGGCAAGCGGGTGTCTCTGAAGAACGCGGGTGGCTGCACGATCGTCGTGCAGACCTCCGGCGGTTCGACGGACATCACCGACGTCGACCTTCAGCAGCACACCGCCAGCTCGGGCGGCACCACCACTGACCTCGACATCATCGACCACTACTACTACAAGTCCGAGGCGACCCTCGACGGCGACGAGACGTGGACCCGCGCCACGCAGTCCGCCGCGAGCGAGATCACCAACGTGGGCGCCGCGTCCGAGGAACTCCTCCTCGTCATCGAGGTCGACGCGACGCAACTGTCCGACGGCTACTCCTACATCAGCCTCGACGTCCCCGACCTCGGCACCAACGGCACCCGCTTCTGCTCAGGCCTGTACCTGCTGCGCGAACTCCGCGCACCGCGCAAGGCCGCCAACCTCATCGCCCCGCTGTCCTAGAAGGGAGGCACTGACTCATGGCTGCATCACCCACCTCGGGCCGCGCCTACCGGGACCTGCGGTACGGCGGCACCCCGCTGTCGAAGAGCACCGGCACGCTCGCCGCGACAACCGTCCCGCTGTTCACGATCGCGGGCGGCCGCGTCGCGATCACCTCGCTGGTTGGTCTCGTCGGCACCGCCATCACGGTCGCCAACAGCTACAAGCTGCAGAACAACCCCACGACCGGCGACACGACCGACATCAACGCCGCGACCGACATCGGCACCACCGACACGGCGGCCGGCACGCTCCTCGGCTTCGGCCAGGGCACGACGGCGGCCCCGCCGCTGCTGAAGGGCGGCTACAACATCCCGTCTGACCTGATCCTCCCCGTCGGGCAGATCGAGTCCGTCAGTGCAGGCACGGACGGCGAGATCACCTGGTATCTGACCTGGGTGCCGTACGACGTCGGCGCGACTGTGGTGGCGGCCTGACATGGCTGCCTGGCTGTGCACGGTGTGTTCCACCGTCTTCTCGGTGGGCGCACCGTGCTGCCCGCACTGCGGCAGTACCAAGCACGTGGAACAGGGAGCAGAAGACATGCCGAAGATCACCCGCCACGGCGGGCCCACCGTTGCCGGCGCGACTGTCGTGGCCGGCGGGTGGAGCAACGAGGGCGACCCGGACGTATGGCCGGGGCCCGAGCGGGTCGACGAGGAGTCGTCTCCGTCGTCCGAGGCGGCCGAGCCGGGCCCTGCGCCCGATTACGAGGCCCAGACCGTCGAGGAGCTCAAGGAGCAGCTCGCCGAGCGCGGCCTGCCGAAGTCGGGGAAGCGGGACGAGCTCGTGCAGCGCCTCCGCGACGACGACGCAGCGGCTGAGACGGAGTAGTCATGGCCGTCGGCTTCTCCACCGCAGCAGCGAACACGCACCTCGACAACCAGGGGTCGACGTACTCGTGGATCAAGCTGCACGTCGGTGACCCCGGCGCTTCGGGCACCGCGAACGCGGCGACCGAGACGACGAGGAAGCAGGCGACGTGGTCGGCCGCCTCCTCTGCGGCGAAGACCACCTCGGCGGACCTGGTGTGGACGAACGTGGCCGGCACCGAGGACTACACGCACTTCTCCATGTGGACCGCCTCGACCGCCGGAAGCTTCGGCGGATCCGGGACGGTCACGGCGAACGCCGTCGTGGCGGCCGACACGTTCACCATCCCCGCCGGAGAACTCGACCTGACTCTGCCCGTCGCGTCCTAACCCCCAACACCCCGCAGTTCTGGAAGGAGGTGAACCCGGATGTCCACACGCTTCGACGCCGCCAGCGACCGGATCTCGTTCGCCGGCAGCATGTTCGCTGTCGGCTCCGGGTTCACCATGACCGCGTGGGCCTGGGTGTCGGTCGACACCGACGCGAACTCGACGTTCGCCCGGCTGCACGCCTCGTCCGGCGGCAGCACGATCGCCACGTGGGCCACCGGCAGCGACGGGCTCAGCGGCCCGAACTACTTCACCGGCGGCGGCAGCGTCTCGAACGCCACGAACATGGCCGTCGGCGCCTGGCGGAAGATCGCGATCTCCTGCTCGGGTACGACCGGCAAGAGCTACGTCGCCACCGTCGGCGGTGGGACCGAGGCCGACTCCGGCACGGTCGGTGTCGGCACCCCGGACGGTCTCACGCTCGGCGGCCGCGCCCCGGCCGACAGCAGCGAGCCGTTCAACGGGCGACTCGCTTACGTCCGCGTGTGGACGGCCGAGCTGACGCAGGTACAGATCGAAGCCGAGTGGGCCAGCACCACCCCGGTGGTCACCGCGAACCTGTGGGCCAACTGGCCGCTCACCGACTCCACCGACCTGACCGACCACTCCGGCGGCGGCCGCAACCTGACAGCCGGGACGACCGCCGTGTCGACCGAGGCTGACCCGCCGCTCGGCGGGGCCGTGACCGGCTCGGCGGCTGCCACGTTCGGCGGCCTCACTGGGGCAGCGAGCGGAACGCGGACGGTCGTCGGCACGGCCGCCCTCACGGGAGGCGCGCTGACCGGTAGCGCTACCGGCGCCCGCACCGTCATCGGTTCCGCGGCCGCGCAGTTCGGCGGGCTTACGGCCACTGCGGTGTCACCGTCGCTCGTGACCGGGTCCGCGACCGCAGCGTTCGGCGGGCTGGCCGCGACGGCGCACGGCCACGGCCCGGCCCCCGTTGCGCAGGGCTCGTGGTCCGGGCTCCTCGACATCGTCCGCGAGGGCGCTCAGCAGTACCGCGAGGAACTGGATCGCGAACCGACCGCTTGCTTCGACTGCGGGGAGCCGCTCCGCCATGGTCCGAACAGCGAACTGTATTGCCCGTTCGACGGCTCGATCTGGACGGCGGGCAACCGCCTCGTCGGCCACGTCAGCACCGTGGGGAGGTGACAAGCGATGGAGCCCGTATATGCGACGCGTGAGGACGTGCAGCGCGCCCTCGACAGCAAGCTGACCGCACGCAACAGTGCGCAGATCGACCGCGCCCTGCAGTCCGCGTCCCGCGCCGTGGACAACGACCTGTGTCACCGCCGCTTCTACCCGGAGATCGCCACCCGCTCCTTCAACTGGCCCGACTCCCAGTCCCGCACCTCGTGGCGGCTGTGGCTCGACGCGAACGAGCTGATCTCCGTCACCACCCTCACCTCCGGCGGCACGACGATCGCGAGCGGTGACTTCCTCCTGGAGCCCGACCGGTACGGGCCCCCGTACAACCGGCTGGAGATCAACCTCGGCTCCTCGGCAGCATTCGGCGGCGGAGACACCCACCAGCGCGACATCACCATCACCGGCCTGTGGGGCTACCGCCTCGACGAAACCACCGTCGGCGCTCTCACCGCGGCCGTGTCGACGACGACCGCCGCCACCCTGACGGTCAGCGCGGCAGCGTCCGCGGAGCTCGGCATCGGCAGCGTGCTGCGTGTCGACTCGGAGCGGATGCTCGTGACCGGCCGGACCATGGCCGACACCGGGCAGAACGTCGGCGGTGCGGGGCTCACGGCACAGCAGAACAGCGTGACCGTCCCGGTGACGGACGGCAGCCTGTTCGCGGTCGACGAGATCCTCCTCATCGAGTCCGAGCGCATGCTGATCGTCGACATCGCAGGCAACACCCTCACCGTCATCCGAGCCTGGGACGGCTCCGTTCTCGCCGCGCACACCGCCGGCACCGACATCTACGCCGCACGCACCCTCACCGTGCGGCGCGGCGCGCTCGGCACGACCGCCGCCACCCACGCCGACGCTTCAGCGGTCGTGCGCTGGGATCCGCCCGGCCTCGTCAAGGACTTGGTCATCGCGGAGGCCATGAATCGGGTCACCAACGAGCAGGCCGGATACGCCCGCACCCGCCGGGCCACGGGCGGCAACCAGACGTTGGCGGCTCGCGACCTGCCGGCCCTGCGTGAGCAGGTCTACAACGCGCACGCCCGCAAGGGCCGCACGAGGGGGGTGTAGCGATGCCTGGCTTCGATGTCCGCGTCAACACGGGCGCTTCCGGGCCGTGGGCCACGGGGAGGGCGGCCCGTGCCCTGCACGACTATGCGGACGACGTCGAGTACCAGGTTGCTCGCGAGGGTGAGCGGATGGTGCATCAGCGGCTGCGGCAGGTGCTGCGGCATCCGACGGGCTACTACGAGTCGAAGATCAGCGTGGACCGGGCGGGCGACGGCTACAAGGTCCACGACGGGCGCATCGTGTACGGGCCGTGGCTGGAGGGCACCGGCTCCCGCAACAGCCCTGTGACCCGCTTCCCCGGCTACTTCACGTTCCGGCGGACCAAGCCGCTGCTGGACCGCAAGGCACCGCAGATCGCCCGCGAGCTCCTGGCCCGCTACCGGTCGAGGGGGCTGATCTGACATGGCCCTCGACATCCGCACCATCCTCGACGCGGTCGAGTCGCACGCCCTCGCGTCCGGCTACTTCGTCGCCGTGAACGGGCACGAGCCCAAGTCCGCGCCCACCACCGGCATCACAGCGGCGGTGTGGGTGGAGCAGATCGGCCCGGCCCGCGGCGGCTCCAACCTCAACTCGACATCGGCCCGGCTCGCACTGTTCGTGCGCCTGTACTCGTCGATGATGCAGCAGCCTACGGACGCCATCGACCCCGATCTGATGACCGCCCTGGACGCCCTGATGGGCGCGTACAGCGGCGACTTCACCCTCGGCGGGCTGGTGCGCCATGTCGACCTGCTGGGCGCCTACGGCGACGGCCTGTCGGCGCGGGCGGGCTACCTGGACGAGGGGGACGCGGAGTACCGGGTCATGACGATCACCCTTCCACTCATTGTCAACAACCTCTGGGCGCAGGTGGCGTAGATGACAATCAGGAGCGGCCTCGGCCAAGCCTTCTACCTCGGCGGCTACGACCTCAGCGGCGACACCGGATCCGCCGACGACATCGGCGGCGGCCTGTCCGGCACCCAGGACACCACCGCGATCAACATGTCCGCGTTCCGCCGCAAGGGCCTGCTGCGGGACGGACGGATCTCGTGGATGAGCTTCTTCAACCCGGAGACCGCGGCCGACGACCCGCCGAACACGGAGGACCGGGCGCACGTCATCCTCGGCGCGCTGCCCACCACTGACCGGCACCTGATGTGGGCGACCGGCAGCACCATCGGCTCCCCGGCCGCATGCATGGTCGGCAAGCAGATCAACTACGACCCGACCCGGGCACAGGACGGGACACTCACGATCGCCGTCAACGCGCAGGCCAACGGGTACGGCCTGGAGTGGTGTGACCTGCTGACGGCCGGCGTGCGTACCGACACTGGCGCGGCGAACGGGTCGTCGCTGGACCTCGGCACCGGAAGCCTGGCCTTCGGTCTCACCGCCTACCTCCAGGTTCTGTCGTTCACCGGCACCGACGCGACGATCACCATTCAGGAGTCGTCGGACAACGGGGCCGGCGACGCGTGGGCCAACGTCACCGGTGGCGCCTTCACGCAGGTCACTTCGGGGCCGGGTGTGCAGCGGATCCAGACCAGCCGGAGCCAGACGGTGGAGCGCTACCTGCGGGTCGTGACGACCACCTCGGGCGGCTTCTCGAACCTGGAGTTTGTCGTGGCCGTGCACCGGCCGAACGTGGAGGTGCTGTTCTGATGGGCCAGCCATTCCGACCCAGAGACCCGCTAGCGCCGGCGCAGGCGTATCAGACGTGGTCGGTGAAGTCCCGCCCGGACAAGGCCGTCAAGACGGTGTGCGAGCGGGTCGGCTGCGCGGCGTGGCGGCTGGGCTGGGACACCGTCGTCGACGAGTCCACCAAGCTCGGCAAGGACCAGGCGGCATTCATCCGCACGCAGTCGAGGCGGACGTTCCGGGAGCAGCGCACGGCGGTGGGTCTGACGGTGTTCCGGTTCGAGTCCGGGCAGCGCTGCTTCGCGGATCACCAGACGATGCCGGAGAAGTACGTGGTGCAGCGGGGTGATTACCGGGCGAAGGTCGGCGAGCTGCGGGTGCACAAGCGGGCGGCGGACTGGGTGGAGCACGTGCAGGAGCACATGGGCCGACTGCTGGACGAGCGGGACAAGGGCTAGCCGCGCCGCCTGGCGTAGCACGAAACGGAAGGAAATAGGACATGGCGATCGAATCGGGCTTGGGGTGGACCTCGTTCAACGTGGACGATTCGGGCAGTTCCGCCCGAGACATCCGCGCCAGCGTCTTCAACCTGGACTGGACGATGCCGCGCGGCGTGCAGGACATCACCGCGCTGACGCAGTCCGCGAACGCGCGACTGCTGCTCCTCGCGGACTTCTCCGGCACCTTCGCGGGCGGCTTCGACGACGGGTCGAACCTGGCGCACGCCGTTTGTAAGACCGTCTCCAGCACCTCGGTGAACCGGACGATGGGCATCACGATCTCCGGCCAGACCCTCAACAACGAGGTCCTGTTGACGGACTACGCGCTGACCAGGGCGCAGTCCGGGGAGTTCACGTTCTCGGTGCCGTTCCAGCTTGCGGATGGCGTCGTTCCGACTTGGAGCTAGGTCCACGTCGAGTCAACGAGCAGATCAACGGCGGGGTATGCCCGCACCAGGAGAGATGACCATGGGATACCGTCCGCCCCGCAAGATCTACAACCTGGACTTCACCGGCACCGACTATGAGGGCCTCCAGGTCGCCCTGCGCGGCTTCACCGTCGGCGAGGAACTCGACCTCGACGACAAGGACATGACCGGGCCCCTCATCGTCGAGACGCTGGTGGCCCGTCTCGTCTCCTGGAACGTTGAAGACGACCAGGGGCAGCCGGTGCCCGCGACCCATGAAGGGGTGCGCTCCCAGGACAGCGTCATGATCGGGGCAATCATCAGCGCCCTGCGCGAGGCGACAAGCGGGGTCCCCGCCCCTTTGCCCGAGACCTCGCCCTCTGGCGAGACCTCCCCGGCGCCCCCCATCCCGATGCCGATGGCGCCACTGTCCGAGAACCACCAGAGCTCGGCCGTGCCCGCCTGATCCTCGGCCTCCTGCGCCGGTTCCCCGGCTACACGCTCACCACCCTGCTCAACGAAGACGCTGAGCTACTGCGCCTGTTGCAGATCGAGAAGCTCGGCACACCTGAACCCGAGGAAGGAGGGGACCCGGAATGGCTGACGACGTAACGATCACAGTCCACGTCCGCGACCTGACCGGCCCCGGCTTCCGCTCGGTCACCCACAACATCAACCAGCTCCAGCGCCAGGCCAACCAGATGGGCGGCTCGCTGCGCATCGTCGGCGGCCAGCTCAACCAGGTCGCCGGCGCCGCACAGAACGCGGGCAACAGCTTCGGCGGCGGCATGGGACTGCGAGGGCAAGCGATCGCCGCGGGCGCGGCCCTTGGTACGACGCTGCTGCCCACGATCGGCGCACTGGCGCCGATGCTGTCCGGCCTCACTGTGGTGGCCGGTGGTGGCGCGCTCGCACTCGACGATCTGAAGAAGAAGGCGAAGCAGCTCCAGGGCCCGTTCGAGGAATGGCAGAAGATCGCGAACAAGGCGGTCGCACCCCACAC